GTAACTCTAAAACGATACTGTAACTTTGGCATTAACAGACCTTGATTAGACGCTGATTGACTGCTGTCTAAAGGTACTGTAATTTTTGATAGTGTAGATATACTCATTTGTTTCTCCTATAATATTTATCTTATTATAAACCTGATATTTCTCCAGTGTTTTTCAATCTTAATGGAATGTAAATGAACTCCACTGCTTTGACTGGCTCAATAGCAATATCCAAGTACAACTCATTTCTATCAATTCTTGTAGGTGTGTTGTTGGATTCGTCACACACAACTAAGAAGTCATAGATTGCTCTATTACCTAATAATTCTAGTAATAAACTTTCTGCTTGAGCCTTGATTTCATCTCTAGTGATTTTGTCGTTAGGTTCAAACACATAAGGTCTTGCCAATTTGTTCAATTGACTTCTTAAGTAAATTACTAATCTAGCCACGTTAATTCTATCTAATGAAGAACTACCAGCGAATCTAGTTTTTTGTCCATAGTTAACTAATCCAGCACCTGTGATGAAAGTGATTGGGTTAACATTGTTTGAATACAATGTGTCTCTTTGACCTTCATTCAATGCTGTTGATTGGAATTCACCTTCGCTTGTGATGTAACCAGTTGAAGAAGCGTTTGTAATTCCACCTCTTCTAGTTCCTGCTGGAGCAAACCATGGGAAACTGACTTGGTCACTTAAAGCAATTGTTCTCATCATCATGTGACTTGGTGGAACAACTACATTGTTACCAAAGTTGTCACTTGTGAATCCTGATGGATAAAACACACCCAAGTATTCATCTGTGCTCACTAAGCCATTGTCGTTGTCTTCAACTGCAAGGTTAACATTGGATGCCCAGTTCTGTAAACTTGTTGCATCTGGTGTTAATCTGAAAGGAGAGTCACCAACGATAAACGCTGACAATCCTCTGTCATTGTTTAATGAAATCATTTCACCAATTAATTCTGGATAACCAGGAGTTGCCATCAAGTTAAAGATTCTTGATTCATCATCTCTGATATCTTGATTAGAATTAACCATTGCTTGTAATGATTGTACAACAACTTTTCGCTGTGCTTTTCTTCCAAATGATCCTGAACCATCTATTTGGTTGCCTGATTCAGTCACCCATCTGTCTGGATGATAACCGTTCATAAGCACACCGTCATCTGTACCTCTGCCGTTTTCTGCTGTGACATCGATGTAATTTCTAACGTATTTTTTAACGTTGAATCCACTTCTTCTCAAGTTCCATAACAACATACCTCTTGGATATAATGCTGGATCTGGAGCATCTGGATCTAAGTAGTCACTACCCAATAGATCAGCAATGTCTGCCGCAGTTGAGTTAGCACCTGCTGTGCTCCATCTTGCATCAGCAAATAGGATACCATTCTCAGTTGTTTGATCTGATTTGTCAACTGCTATCCATTTAAGTGAAGAAGCATTCCATTTGTAGATGTTTGGATAATTTTCTAAATCTGATGTGTCAATCCATAAATCACCTTCAACAAGTGCCGAACCATCTGATTGAACAGTTGGAGCAGTTGCTGATACTGTTGGACCTGCTGGATCAGAACCTGATACTGCTGAATAGCCTTTCCAATTTGTACCGTTGTGATACATGATGTCCACTTCGTCAACCACTGAAGAATACCATAATTGGCCATCTGCCGCAGTAGTTGTCACTGCTGTGTTGCTGGCTGTGTATGATAGAATCTTCCAGTTACTTGCTCTAAAGCCAACCGCATCTGCGTAAAGATTTGGAGTGCTCACTGTGAATCCCATAGAAGCAAAAACATTGTTTGCATCTACAATAGCAATTTCACCACCTTTGGTGTGTTCAATTACTACTCTGTTGTTTGAATCTACAGACGCTTGAATATTTGTGAAGCCAACACCGTTGATCTGTGTGGCAACGTGTTCTGCTGAACTAGATGATATTGTGATTGTGATTGCAGGATTCAGTGCTTGTTGACCCACAATGGATTCAGCCATTGTGAATGTGCCATTGGTCACTTGGTTAGTGATGGCATTACTTGTGATAGATGTTGCACCTGTGCTTTCTCTTCTGTAAATGTACTGCTCAATACCGTCTGTGGTTTGTTCATGTCGCACATAAAGATCGCCTACAGCAAGATTAGATCCGCCACCTGCTCTGTCTAAACTGTAAAGTGCAGTTTGATTGTCTGCATATATTGGAGCGGAAATGTCTTCCCATAAATTGGTTGTGCCATTGAATTTTTTAACAATCCATTTTGCACCTGAATTTGGAGTGGTTGTTTTTAACCACATTGAGCCAGTTGGTCTTGGTGTAGTGTCTGATGATTTCCATGCAGGAACATCTGTGTGAGCAGAAACTTTCACTGCTGGAATATAGTATGTGCCATTAGAGATTCCATAATCACTTGCACCTGCAATTACTATTTGATTAGCATCAACAGTGCCATCATTGTAGATGTAAAACACAGTTGTGTTTGGCACGTGATATGCTGTAACACCATCTGATGTTAAACCATTATTGCCATTGATTGCTGTTGCAACATCTGATGCTGTGCCCGAACCAGCAACAGTGACAGTGTGACCTGTACCGTTTACTGTTATTGTGAAAGTGCCGGTACCTGTTCCACTTTTGCCTGCAACTGATGGTACAGAAGCCTTCCACTCTGTAGTGCCAACTCCTACCCAATTGCCGTTGTATTTTTTGTAAAATAATCCATTTGCAGTTGATGTGGCAACTATGGCATAATCGCCTGCTTGTCCAACTGAATTCTTAGGAACATCGTTTGATACTAAAGTAGAATCTGTGATCACTGTAGGAACTTTATTTGTAAAAGTTTGTCCGCCAGTTACATTGGCTGAAGATCCGTTCCATTCAAAAATTCCGAATTTGGTTGATGCTGTATCAAACCAGTATGTGCCTGATGGAGGATTAGAAGCAGGCGCTATTGCTGTTGCTTCCAATTGACCCAAATCTACATCTGCTCTCACAACGTATGCTCTGTTGGCAACACCTAAATAAGAGTAAGCCGCTTGTAGTCCGTATTCGTTTGTTTCACCACCATGAATAGGGTTGTTGTTTGCGTCTGTTTTGAAAATTGGATCGCCGAATGTTTCTGCTAATTCTCTTTGTGAAGTCATCAAATACACTTTGCCTGCGTTAGCGGCTAGTGTGCCTAATGCTGTTCCTGTTCCTGAACTGTTTGTTTTGTCTTGTGCCGAAGCAACAAATATCATTGGGACTGTGCCCGGTTCTGCTGGTGTGTAGAAACTTTCGTCTATTACACTAACCTGTACTCCTGGTGAAACTAATGCCATTTTCTTTATCTCCTATTAAAGTGTAAAACTTTATTATTGCTAGTATTTATGACATTTGCCCAAATCAAGCGGTATTACTTGCCAAAGAAAAGGGGTAGCAAAGGGCAGGTAAATAAGGTATATGCGACCACTATGTACCAAATGCAAAGAACGACCAGCCGCTGTGAACTATAAAAAAGACAATAAAACACATTATAGAAAACAGTGTGAAATGTGTCTACGTTATGGTGGCCCCAGTGGATATCAACCCAAATGGTACGTGGCTGGTTATAGAGTCAAGGACAAATGTGACAAGTGTGGACACATCAGCAAGTTTAAACAGCACTTTAACGTGTTTCACGTAGATGCTGATTTAAACAACTGTAAATTTAGCAATCTAAAGACAGTGTGTGCTAATTGCCAAAGATCTTTGCACCTTGAAGGAATCCGTTGGCAACAAGGTGATCTTGTACCTGATTTTTAAGTTGTGCCACAGTGCTGTTGTTAGATAGTTCTGCATCAAATTGCACATTGGCCCATGCCCATTCTGATGGGTGTATGTCTTTAGGAGTTTGACCAATATCCTGATACATTCTAAACCACATAGGCAGTTGTCCTCGTTTTACCCACCAAACTTGACCACCTATTTCTTTAATCATTTTTGCTTCATTTTCAAAACGCACATCAGGTATTACCCAATTGATATTAGGATTATCTAAGATTTTCTTTTTGGCAAGACTTACCCATATGCCATCATAGAATCCGCCACGCATACATTCTGTTCCGAACACTTGTAACACATATCTTGGAGTTATTTCTTTGCCTAATTCTTTGCTCCAGAAACCATCTGCTTGTTCCCTCCATGCTCTGCTTTCATCGGTTTTTCCATCCAGTAATTCTCTATCCCAATCAAACATTTCACTCACAGCATCTTTGAGTTTGTCTGCGAAAGATATTTTAATAAAGTTATGTTCAGTAACAAGATAATCTGCAATAGTATCTTTGCCCGAACCTATCAATCCACAAATTCCTATGATCATAATTGTAATTGTTTAGTACCTACTCCTAGGCTTCCTCTTATAAAGCAATTGAATGCTAGACTCCATCTGGTTTTGTCATGTTCTTGTGGTGGTACCGTGTGTTCCAACCACGAAGGGAAAATAAACAGTTCACCCGATTTAGGCTTAAATCCATAGTAGTCTAAATTGTATTGATTGTTGTTCTTATTTTTAAAAGTTGGTTGAAAAGTTGTATGAAAAAGATTTGTATGGAAATACGGTTTATTAAAGATAATAGGAGCAGATGTTTCATCACTTTCAATGTAATACACTCCGCTAATCATCGAGTTAGGATGAGCGTGAGGATGATTTCTATCTTCTTTTCCGTATTTGTTTACCCAACTGGTAGTCAGTTCAAAAGATTGTTCAATGTCTAGTACTTCATTTGTGAAATGTTTAACTGCTTGTAGAATTTTATTTCTTAAATTTTTAATTTGAGGTTGATCCAGCACCTTCATTCCTGCATTTTTTGGTTCTTCATCGGAATTATATAAACCAACACTTTGTGGTGGAAAATTTAAATTCATCACCCAAGATTTTTCAATAGGATCCATGGTACCAATATT